CCCGGCAAAAAGCAGATCAATTTGCCAGAGCGTGACATGTCGCTAGTCACTCAGGGGTCTGCCCAAGTTAATTTTGACGTAAAGTCTGGCGACATTTTGCTGTTCAATTCTTGGCTTGGCCACGGGTTTACGCCAAATTCTTCAGACAAAGAGTTTCGTTTCATCCACTTCAATGTCGGGGTGATTCCGTCTATATTGCCATCAGCAGTTCCGCTATCGAATGCAGAGGTTGTTTGATAAACTTATCAAAGAAGGGGAAGTAAAATGAATGACACGCTTATCGAGCTAAAATTGACTGTGGAGCAAATAAATTATATCTTGCAGGCACTAGCTCATCGGCCATTTGGGGAAGTTGTTCAGCTTATTAGCGACATAAAAGCCCAAGGCGAATCGGCTATCAAGTCTGTGCAGCCAAGGGCAGAAACCGTAGAAAATCCAGAGGCCTAGTATGGATACCCAAAGCCTAATTAATCTTGGTGTTGGCGCTGCAATCGCAATAGGCGGTTGGTTTGGCCGAGAGCTTTGGGACGCTGTTAAAAAATTGAGGGAAGATCTTCATAGAATTGAGGTAGAACTTCCTTCAAATTATCTTCGCAGAGACGAATTTGGCGAAGGCATGAAAGAGATCAGAGATCTATTTAATAAAGTTTTTGATAAGTTAGATGGGAAAGTAGACAAATGATGTCTTCGGATTCCATTATCAAGCCTATTGCGGCGGCGACTGCAATTGTCACACTTTTTGGTGGTTGTTATTCTCTGTATGATAAGTTCAAGCCCGGACCAAAGAATATCCTAGAATGGGACGCAGACCACTTCAGCATTTCAAACGGCCCAGCTTCTGGCGAGTTCAAGGTGGTTGTTGCACGGCAAAAGATCCGCGATGACTGCACAGTTGAAGCCTTTGGTCTTGAAGTTCGGGATGCTGATTTCATTGTCCATAAAGCAAATTCATCTGTCTCCACGTTCTCTGGCCCAGCCAGCCCTACGGTGGACAAGTTTGGCTACACAATGACGATTGAGAAGCCTGAAAGTTTGGCTCAGGGCAGCGCAAAGCTGATTGCCCGAATTACCTACAAGTGTCCAGAAGGCAATGTCATCATTGCCTACCCAGACCATAAGAACTTGAATTTCAATATTGAGGGCAGATAATCATGCGTATGTCAGATCAGGGCATAGACGCCCTTCTCAAGAAGTTTGAAGGCTGCAAGCTAAAGGCTTACAAAGATCCGGTAGGTATCTGGACTATCGGCTACGGCCATACGTCTGCCGCTGGCGAGCCTGATGTCACTGAAGGTCTGACAATTACTCAAGCTGAAGCTGAAGCTATTCTTAAGCGGGATTTGATTAAGTACGAGAAGCCCGTGGCTGATATGGTCAAAGTTCCCCTTAGCCAGCACCAATTCGATGTTCTGGTGGACTTTGCCTACAACGCTGGTGTTGGCAACCTAAAGTCCTCAACCCTGCTCAAGAGGGTCAATGCAGGTGACTTTGATGCCGTCCCTAATGAGTTGATGAAGTGGACTAAAGCCAAAGGCAAAGAATTGCCCGGCCTAGTTCGTCGCCGCAGGGCAGAATCCGAGTGGTGGCGCGATCTCAGTAACAAACCGGTGGTTGAGGAAGACCAGCGGGTCGAGCCAGATCCAGTTCCTGTAAAGAAAATTACAGAATCAAAACAAGCTAATGGAGCTGTTGTTCTTGGAGCTTTGGGGTCTGTGGGAGCCGCCAAGGAAGTCATGACGCAGGTTCAGGAGGCTAATGGCCTGTTTGGATCAGCCTTAGCGATGGCTCAGGACATGAATTTTATTATCATGGTGGCCGTGATCGGCATCGGGGCGGCTATCTGGTACTGGCGCAAACAGAACTTAGAGAAGCACGGGATATGATAGCCTTTTTATTCACCCCCGTAGGTCGGTATGTTGCTATAGGAATTATTGTTTTTATGGCGGCATCTGGCGCTTATTGGAAAATCAGGGCTGATGCGGTGGCCGAGATTGAAGCGGCGGCGCAAGCTGACGTTCTTAGGAGAACACAAAATGCGCTTACTGCTGGTGATGCTGTTGGTACTTCCCCTGACAAACTGCGCGAGCCTGACGGCAACCTCCGTAACTAATGGGGCTGTCTGTAGCGTCTGGAAACCTATCTCTTGGTCTAAAAAAGACACCGATCTGACCATTACAGAGATAAAAGTTAGTAATGCCCGCCGAGAGGGGTGGTGCGAAGGCCAGAAATAAGTGCTATAATAAGCACTTAAAGGAGCCGTAACATGACTACGGGATTGTCGTATAGCGGAACTGTTTCCGGAACCATGAGCTACATTCAGCAGGTAGCAGAAATGGCGGTTGTCGAACAGACGGACCCCAATTATCTTGCTATTTTGCCGATGATGATCACGTATGCCGAAAACCGGATGTACCGTGATATTGACTTTATGTTCACCTCTACTTCCGTGACTGGCTATGCCGTAGTCCCTGGAAGCCGCTCAATAATTGTTCCACAAGGAACATTTGTTGTTACAGAACAGGTCAACATCATAACCCCATCAGGAACTTTGAATCCAGACCAAGGCACACGCAATCCATGCGTGCCTGTAACAAAAGAATTTCTCGATGCGTCTTATGGATCAGCCTCATATACTGGCGTTCCTGCATATTACGCACCCTTCAATGACAATCTTTACTATGTAGGCCCATTCCCAGATCAAACTTATTACGTTGAAATTGTTGGTACTTATAGACCTGCAAGTTTGTCTGCTACCAACACAACTACTTTCATCAGCCTCTATTTGCCTGATGTGTTTATCATGGCGAGCATGGTTTATATTTCGGCTTATCAGCGCAACTTTGGCCGTCAAAGCGATGATCCGCAAATGGCTCAATCGTATGAAGCGCAATATAACGCGCTGCTTAAAGGCGCCGTTGTTGAAGAGGCAAGAAAGAAGTACGAATCAAGCGGGTGGACATCGCAATCACCTGCTGTTGTTGCTTCTCCGACAAGGGGTTAATCCATGCCCCATGCAGCATTAAAACTGATCCCAGGCGTAGATGAAAACAGAACTCCGGCCTTAAACGAAGCCGCTATATCATACAGCAACCTTATCCGGTTTGTGCCTGATCGCCAGGGGCTTGGCTTGGTGCAAAAGCTGGGTGGTTGGACAACTTATCTTCCAAATTCAATTGGCTCTATAGTTCGCTGTTTGTGGGCTTGGGAAGACACAAACTCAAATTCTTATCTTGCGATAGGCGCTGAATTATCATTGTCTTTTGCTAAAAATGGCGATCAATTCGGCATCACGCCGCGCACATTAACAAATAATCCGGCAGTTAGTTTAAGCACAACATCCGGAAGCAGCACTGTTACAATCACAGATCCAGGAAGCAATATAACAAGCTATGACACTGTGTATGTTCAAACACCAATAGCAGTTGGTGGGCTTGTTATTTCTGGTCTTTACCAGTGTTCAAATACAACACTTTCGGCAAATAATTATCAAATAACTGCCGTGGATTCTCTTGGTGCTCCTGTTCAAGCTACGTCAACAGTGACAAACGGAGGAACGATAGTTTCATTTAGCACAATCAACGGAAGCTCAAGCGTAAAAGTTACTTTAACAAATCATGGGTACAGTCAGTACCAAACTTTTGCTGTTTTGGTTTCAACATCAGTTGGTGGTGTTACTCTTTATGGAAATTATCAAATTGATACAATTGTTGACGCAAATAACTTCACAATCATAGCAAATAATACTGCTTCATCGACAGTCATCAACCAAAATATGAATGGCGGCAATGCCAGATATGTTTATTACATTGGAGTTGGCCCTCTTCCTCTTGGTACTGGGTATGGTATTGGTGGCTATGGCCGTGGAGGATACGGGACAGGAACGGTTAATCCGGCAAATGGATCTACTATTAACGTACAAGACTGGACTCTTGATAATTGGGGTGAGGTTCTCATTTCATGCCCCTTAGATGGCGGTATTTATGAATGGTCGCCATTAACCGGCTATTCTGTATCTTCTCTTATCCCAAATTCTCCAATTGTGAACGCTGGCGTTGTTGTTGCAATGCCGCAACGGCAATTGATTGCTTGGGGTTCTACGTTTACGGGAATCCAAGATCCTCTTCTTATTCGTTGGTGCGATGTTAATGATTACACCGTTTGGATTGGCACTGTAACAAATCAGTCAGGTTCTTATAGAATCCCAAAAGGATCGCGTATTGTTTCATGTATCCAAGCAGCACAACAGACATTGATTTGGACTGATATTGGCCTTTGGGCCATGCAGTATGTTGGTTTACCTTACGTTTATCAATTCAATGAAATTGGTACTGGTTGCGGTCTTATTGGCCGCAAAGCCGCTGCTTCAATGAGCGGCAAAGTTTACTGGATGGGGCAAAGCCAGTTTTATGAATTGGCTGGATCCGGTCCAACCCCTATACCTTGCCCTATTTGGGATGTGATCTTCCAAGACCTTGATACAACAAATCTCGACAAAATTCGCATTGCTGTAAACAGCCGATTTGGTGAGGTTTCTTGGTTCTACCCAACAAAAGGCAACGGCGGAGAAATTAACGCCTACGTCAAATACAATACGACTTTGAACCAATGGGACTATGGCGATTTAGCAAGAACAGCTTGGATCAATGAATCTGTCCTTGGTCCTCCAATTGGCGCCGGAACAGACCAATACATTTACCAGCATGAAACATCACAAAATATAGCAGTTAACGGCGTTAACAATCTGCCGATGCCTTCTAGCTTCCAAACTGGCTATTTTGTGATTTCTGAAGCTGATCTGAAGATGTTCATAGATCAGGTTTGGCCTGATATGAAGTGGGGTTATTTTGGCGGGACACAAAATGCTCAAGTGCAAATGACGTTTTATGTTACAGACTATCCAGGGCAAACGCCGACTGCGTATGGTCCATATAATTTGACGGAATCAACTCAGTTCATTTCGCCTCGTTTTAGAGGTCGCTTAGTGTCTATCAAGATAAGCAGCGATGATGTCAATAGCTTCTGGCGCATAGGCAATATGCGTTACAGGTTACAACCAGATGGGAAATTCTAATGGCCGCGTCATTAGACGATATTCTCACGACCCAAAAAAATGGTGTTGTGGCTATCAATGGCACGGCCCAAGCGAATTTACGTGCTTTGGGGACAATTACATCGTCTGTCATTACTACGAGCACTCTTGTTTTTTCTGGCGCAGGATATTTAGTGCGATATTCAATATTAGTGGCTGGGGCAGCAGGAACAATTAACAATGCCAATTCTACGGCTACTTCGGCGTCTACCAATGCTTTATGTGTAACACAGGCAACAGTTGGAATTTTTAATGTTGGAATGCCGTTTGCAAATGGCCTTGTTGTCAAACCCGGAGCAGGCCAATCCGTTGTTGTTGTTTATGCAGTAGGATAGAATTATGCC